CCCGCAAAGACCCGATGGCGTGGGATGACGATGTGCGGTGCATCGATCTGGACAACGCGAACAAGGTGCTGCTCGACGCGCTGAAGGGCCTGGTCATCGAGGATGACCGGTGGGTGCGTCGGCTGTGGTCCGATCGCATGGAGCCGGACGGGGAAGGGCGCGTCGAGGTGACCATCGCGGCCATCCATCGGCAGCAGCACCCGCAGGGCGAGCTGTTGGGGGAGGCGTGACCACGTGCCGCAACTGCACCGAGGCCAAGGCCCAGGCCTGGCACGGCTTCACGCACGACTGCGACGGCTGCCGGGCGCGGGCGCTGTCTCGCGGGCCGGACTACCACCAGAGCCGAGTCGAGAAGCGGCAGACGGCGGCCTACCGGGCGGCGCTGGTCAAGCTCGGCGTGACGCACGACCAGGTGAAGGCCGCGGCTGCGATTGATGTGATGAACAAAGGGGCAGTGCTTCCCCCATCCGAAGCGCGCTGAAGGGGGAACCCATGGAAATGCTGAATCGCGCCGTTGATGGCGCCGCACTGTTCAAGGACATGATGCGCAAGGTGGAGGACGGCGCCGCTCCGGCTGTGCGCACCGACCCGGAGGTGTCCGCCTGGAATGCTGAAGTCGACCGCGCGAAGGCCGAGAAGATGGCTCGCAGGATGCGGGCTCACTACGACGCGATCCGGGCCGAGATGGTGAAGGCGATGCAGCGATGAGCGCCAGCCTGCGCCTGAGCTTGCGACTGCAGGACATTGCGAAGCTGCTTTCCGATGGGCTGGAGGAGGTTGCTGGCGAGCCCGTGCCGTTCGTGCTGGTGTGCGCGGCTGACGGCGTGGCGCAGTACGTCAGCAACGCTGACCGCAAGGACGGCAGCGAACTGCTCGAAAGCCTGCTGGCGCGGTGGAAGGCCGGGCGCGCGGACATTCCCGCGCACTACAACCCGGACCTTCCGCGAAGCGCGTGAAGCACGGGACGCAATGCACAGAGGGGTGACGATGATGATTCAGGCGCTGGCGGTGTTCGCGGTGGTCGTGTGGCTGCACACGGCTTGCACGGGGGGGGTGCTGTGACTCCGAAACCAACAGGAAAGGGAAGCATGGCCAAGGGAAGAGGCGGCGCATTCGCCAGCCGGATCGTCGGCGAGGGCGACGAGGCGCCGGATCAACTGCTGGCGAACCCGCTCAACTGGCGCACACACCCGAAGGAACAGGTCGACGCTCTGGAGGGCCTGCTAGGTCAGGTCGGCTGGGTGCAGCGCATCATCGTGAACAAGCGCACCGGGCACGTTGTCGACGGGCACGCCCGGGTTGCCCTGGCGCTGCGGCGCGCGGAGCCGTCCGTGCCGGTGGTTTACGTCGACCTGTCGGACGAGGAGGAGCGGCTTGTGCTTGCGGCCATCGACCCAATCGGCGGCATGGCTGGAACGGATCAGGCGCTGCTCGACAGCGTGCTGGATGGGCTGCAGGCCGATGACGCGGGGCTGCAGGCGCTGCTGGACTCGATGAAGTCGGCGCCAGGCGAAGGGGGCACCGATGGGCTGACAGACCCCGAAGAAGTGCCGGAAGCGCCGGCTGTGCCAGTCTCACGGCGCGGCGACACATGGGTGCTCGGGAAGCATCGCATTCTGTGCGGTGATTGCACTGACGAGGACGCTGTAACGAAGTTGATGTGTGGTGAGCGCGCAGACCTGTGCTTGACTGACCCGCCATATGGCCTTGGCGAGAAGAAAGCCAGCGGCAAGAACAACTATGCAGAGTATGTGGACAGCCGGGCAAACCTCGTGAATCTTGCTCGCTTGTGGCTGCCGCTGGCACGGAAACTCAGCGCAGCGGTGGTCTTCTCGCCAGGCGTCACGAACCAATGGATTTACCCTGAGCCCACATGGGTGCTGTGCTGGTTCTATGGCGGAGGGCAACTGCGGTCGTCGTGGGGGTTCAACTGCTGGCAGCCGTTCCTGTGCTACGGGGATGAGCCGGTCGAGACGTGCTGGCAACCATTCCTGGCGTACGGCAAAGACCCGAGCCTTGCGGCAGGCAAGGGCGGGAGGCCGGACGCGGTGAACATGAATGTTGCAGCCAACGCGGGGGATATTGACCACCCGTGCCCAAAGCCTGTTGCGCTGTGGGAGTGGATGTTCAAGCGGCTGATATTCAAGGAGTCGGCTTTGATCTACGAACCATTCAGCGGCAGCGGAACAACCATCATTGCGGGCAATATCCACGGGCACAGGGTTCGCGCGGTCGAGATGACCCCGCGCTACGTCGACGTCGCCGTGTGCCGCTGGCAAGCCTTCACAGGCCAAGTCGCCACCCTGGATGGCGACGGCCGAACCTTCGACGAGATCTCCGCCGAGCGCGCGCCGGCAGAGGCCTGACGTGGCATTCGGCAAGAGCAGCCCCGTCAAGGCGCGCAAGGTCGAAAACCAGGCCAGGGCGTTGGAGCTTCGGCGGGCCGGCCTGGGCTTCGAGGCCATCGGGGCGCAGCTCGGGATTAAGAAGTCGCAGGCGCATCGCCTGGTCGTCTCCGGGCTGGCCGAGGCCCGCGCACAGGTGGCGGCCAGCGCCGATGAGCTGCGCAGCGAGGAACTGTCGCGCCTGGACGGCATGCTCATGGGGTTGTGGCCGAGGGCTCGCAAGGGCGAGGTTGCCGCGGTCGACCGGGTGCTGAAGATCAGCGAGCGCCGGGCAAAACTTCTTGGCCTTGATGCACCAGAGCGGAAACAGCTGGAGGGACCAGGTGGCGGCCCGGTGCAGACCGCTGCCGTGCAGTTCTACCTTCCGAGCAATGGCCGCTGAAGATCAGGTTCGACGCATTGGCCCGCAGCCAGGGCCACAGGAGGCATTCAGCGCGTCGTCGGCCGACATCGCGATCTATGGCGGCGCGGCGGGAGGCGGCAAGTCCTGGGGCCTGCTGCTTGAGCCGCTGCGCCATGTCACCGCGAACGCTGACTTTGCCGCTGTCTTCTTCCGGCGCAACACGACACAGGTGCGCAACCCGGGCGGCCTTTGGGACGAAAGCTCGAAGCTATACCCGCTGGCTGGCGCTGAGCCAATCTCGCACACGCTCGAATGGAAGTGGCCAGGCGGTGGGCGCGTCAAGTTCTCGCACCTTGAGCACGAGAAGACGGTCTACGACTGGCAGGGCGCACAGATCCCGCTGATCTGTTTCGACGAGCTGACCCACTTCACGAAAGCGCAGTTCTTCTACCTGCTCAGCCGCAACCGATCGATGTGCGGCGTGAAGCCCTACATCCGCGCCACCTGCAATCCCGATGCCGATTCATGGGTTGCCGAGTTCATCGCCTGGTGGATCGACCAGGAGACCGGGCTGCCGATCCCCGAGCGGTCGGGTGTGCTGCGCTACTTCGTGCGTATCAACGATGCGATCTTGTGGGCCGACTCGCGCGAAGAGCTGGCCGAGAAGTATGGCCGGCCCGACCTGCCCGCCGATCACGATGACCAGGTGCGGCCCAAGTCGGTCACGTTCATTGCTGCCAAGCTGAGCGACAACCAGGCGCTGATGAAGGCCGACCCCGACTATCGGGGAAACCTGATGGCGCAGTCTGCAGTCGAGCGGGCGCGCCTTCTCGATGGCAACTGGAAGATTCGGCCAGCCGCGGGCATGTACTTCAAGAGGCACTGGTGCCGCATCATCGAATCGGCCCCGCCGGGGCTCGAAGAGGTCAGGTTTTGGGACTTGGCGGCCACGAAGAAGACCGACCTCAACGACCCCGACTGGACTGTCGGCGTGCGAATGGGTGTTGCGCGAGATTCCGATCGCAAGGTGACGCGCGTGGTGATCTCCGATGCGCGGCGTCTTCGCGAGGGGCCGCTTGAGGTTGAGCGGGCGATGAAGAACACGGCAATCGCAGATGGCAAGCGCGTGCGCGTCGGGTTCTTCAAAGACCCCGCCCAGGCAGGCAAGGCGCAGGCCGAAAGCCTGGTGCGGATGCTGGCCGGGTGGAACGTGAAGGCGCACGCCATCGGCGGCGACAAGGTCACGCTCTTCGGCCCGTTCTCCGCTCAGTGCGAGGCCGGCATCGTCGAGTTTGTGCGCGGATCATGGAATGAAGATGTCTTCACCGTGCTCGAAGGGTTCCCCGATTCAGCCCACGATGATGATGCCGACGCCTGCAGCGGGGGGTTCAATGCCTTGATGTCTCCACTGGCCGCCTATTCCTCAGTCCACACCACGAGCCTATGAACCAACCCATCGACCACAAGTCGGGCGCCAGCCCGCTGCAATGGTTCCTCGCCGAGGTCGACCGCGTTCCTGCGGGCCAGCTCACCGGCGCGAAGGTGCGCGAGCTGCTGCGGGCGATGGCCGGGCGGCGCATCGTGGTGTCAGGGGCTGAGCTCGACCGGCTCGACCGGCTGCAGCAGGCCGCGGCGATGCTGGCCAATGGGCTGCCGGTTGCCGAGGTGCGCGCGCGTCTGCCGGCCCGGGTTGGCGTGGGCAAGCGCACCGCCGAGCGCCTGGTCACCCAGCTGCTGCGCTCGCGGGGCAATCGATGACCAGTATCGAGCTTGTCATCCTGGCGGCAGAGCGCCGGGCGAACGCCGCAGCCACCGCAGTGCAGGCGGCCATCGAGGCGCAGGCGCAGGCCGCGTTCTTGGCCATGTGGCAGGCCCTGGTGAACGACCCCACGATGTCACCACGCGAGGCCATCGCGGCAGCGCAGGCAAAGTTCTCTGGCGAGTTCACCGCCGAGCTGGCCAAGGCCTTCAGCGAGCTGCTGCAGGCGTCCATCGGCACCGCTCAGGTGCTGGCCATGCCAGTCGGCGAGATCACGCTATCTGCGCGGCTCTACGCCCACGCGCAGCAGGTGACAAACGAGGTGGCCGCCCTGGTGCGCGAGCACGCGAAGGGCATCACCCAGGCACGCGAGCTGTCGCGCCAGCTGTACGACGGCTATGACCAGAAGGATGGGATCCAGCGACCGTTGGAGGGCAAGGCCCGCGGCCAGCTGCCCAAGGAGCTTCGCGCACTCACCGACTACCTGCCCGCTCGGCGCGAGTTGACCGCGCTGCAGGTGCAGGGCCAGCAGCAGGCCGCCCGGCTGAAGTCGCAGGCGTTGCGAGCGGCCTACCTTGAGTCCTTCGACGCATGGGAGAACGGGGCGGGACTTGAGGCGCTGAAGAAGCGGCTCGACGTGGCCCAGCGTGAGAAGAATAGATTCCTTGCCGACCGCATCGCACAGACCGAGCTGTCGCGCGCGCATCAGACCGAGGTGGCCGGCCTGCTGATGGACGACACCGAGACCACGGTTGTGCAGGTGCGGATGAACCCCGCGCACCCGCGCACCGACATCTGCGACCTGCACGCCCGAGCGGACCTGTGGGGCCTGGGGCCGGGCAACTACCCGAAGGCCGAGGCTCCGGTGCCGCCATTCCATCCGTTCTGCTGGTGCAGGTTGCGGTCCATGCCGTCGCTCAGTGCAGCGAACGCACAGCGCGCGCAAGGTGGAGAGGCCGCGTACTTGCGCAAGGTCGGCAAAGAGGCGGCAGGGCAGGTGATGGGCGCCATGGGGCGGGCGCAGCGGGTGCTTGACGGAGAGCCGGCGCGCAAGGTTGCGGATGCAGGGAAGCCGAAGGCCTACATGACGCGGACGGTTGGCGAGGTGCCATCGCACCCCCTGATCAACCCTCGACCACGCCCCTGATGGCCATCAGCTTGAAGCCGTCGATCCGGTCCTCGTCGGCGATGGTCTCCAGGTACTCGAAGGTGTAGTCGGCACCCGTGTAGGCAGATTCGAGCAGCAGCGCCTCAAGAGCGAAGGTCTGCGCGTAGAGCGCCTCCAATCCGGCGGCGAACTCGTGCACCGGCTTGCCGAAGTACACCAGCACCTCGACGCGGCGCCGTCCCATGTAGGCGGAAAGCTTCGCCTTGCTGGGCACGATGCGGACCATCGGGTAATCGGCCGCGGTCATGTTGGACTCGATGCCGATTCGGCATGTGACAACGCCGGCGACCTGTGCCAGACGGTCACAAAGCGCGATCAGCGGGGTCATCGCATTGGTGGTGCTCATGCGCGGTGAATCTCCACGGTGAAGTAACCGCCCGAGGCCCCCTGCGGCGCGCTCGCGGTGTTCGCCGCGTCCACTGCGGTCTGCGCCTGCCGGGCCAGCACCAGCACCTGTTCGAACTCTTTGCGGTAGGCGGACAGCTTCGCGGCGAACGTGTCGTCGGGGGCCTTTTGGCACTCCAGGCAGGTGATCACGTAGGCGCGCAGGATGACCAGGCGCGTGACCCATGCCGCCGGAAGCGTGCCAAACACATCGACGTCGCTGATCGCCTGGGCCTCGCGGGCCTCGTTCACCAGGGTCGAGAGGTAGCCGTCGAGATAGGCGTGTTGCAGTGCCATGGTCAGCCCTTGAGTTGTGCGTCGATGTGGAAGGCGAACATGCGCGGCGCGAGAGCGGCGGCGCGCGTCATCCAGGCGTCGCCCTTGTAGCCGGGATGGTCGACACCCTTGGCGAAGTTGAACCCGCCCGGCCCTGGCCAGCGCAAGACGCGCTTGTTCTTCGGCTTGATCTTGTGCGGCCTGGCGCCCCAATGCACAAAGACCGTGTACGGCGCGACGCGCAAGTCATGCGAGATCAGCCAGCCATCGGACTCGCGGGTCTTGCCGATCGATGCGACCATCTTGCCCGTCCTGTTGTGGCGTGCTGCCTCGCCTTCGACGTAGGCCTCGGAATCCTCAGCGGTGGCGGCCAGCGCCTTCGGGCCAGCCTCGCCGATCCGCGCGAACACAGCGCGCACCGCATCGTCGCCGACGACCTGGGTGGACAGCTTCACGGGTAGACCCTGAAGTCGACAGCGACCGCGACCGTGCCCTGTGACGTGCGCAGCGACGCCGACAAGGCGTGGTCCTTGTGCGGCTGGCCGGTCGGCACTGTCCCGCCTGCGACACGCACCTCAAGGAATACACCGCTGCGCGGGCGCTGCAATGAAACAGAGAGGCCCGGTGCTTGCACATCCAGCACCTGGGACAGCAGCTCGAAGCGCCGCAGCAGCGGCCGGCAGTCGATCAGGTACAGGCGATCATCAGCCGAGCGCTTGGCGATCTTCGGCGCGGCCGCACCGGGCGGGGTAGCAATGGCGTCGGCGTTCATCAGGTGGCCTCGACGATGATGTCGAACTCGTCTTCGACGACGGTCTGCTTGCCACCGATGACGATGGTGGTGCGCACCGTCCATCGGTAGGTGGTGCCATCGGTGCCGCCGCTGCAGTAGATCTGCAGGTTCTCGCCGCTGATCTGCTCGCTGTCCTTCACCATGCCGCTGGGCACGATGATCGCGGTCGTGATGCTGTCGACCGTGCGGCCGCCGATCACAGTGGAGTAGCTGATGTCCACCGGCAGATGCTCGGCCGGCTGCTGGACCCATGAGCCAAGGAGTGCCATCGTGGGGCGCCTTCAGGTGTCGTCCCGCCTGGGACTGGTGAGCGTGTTGGTGCGGTCAGGCGATTCGAGATCGACCGACCTGTCGGGGCTGGTGAACAGCACGCCGCGCGATGCGCTGATCAACCGGCGCAGGGCCGGGATGAAGACCGGCGGCCCGCCCGTGCCGGCGATGAACAGGCGCGAGATCAGGGCCGCGACAGTCGACACCGCGGCGCGGGTGATGCGCACACCCTTGGTGAGCGAGGCAGCGGTCGAGACCGTGGCCACCAGGGTCAACAGCTTTGCCTTCAGCGACGAGATCGCGCCGCTCGCAGTCGTGGTGGCTGACTTGATCGAGCTGGTGCGCTTGACCACTGCCGCAGCAGCAGCAGACGCGGCTGACCGCACGACGGCCACGGCCCGGCGCACGCTGGCCGAAGACGTGGCTGTGCCCGAGCGGGTGATGCTCACCGCACGCCGGACGCTGGCCGAGCTGCTGACCGTGGCAGCGAGCGTGAGCAGCTTGGCCTTGATGGTGGCCACGGCGGCCGACAGCGCAGTGGTGGCGCGGCGAGTGATCGACACCGCACGCTTGACCTGGCCGGTGGTAGTGGCTGTGGCGGCCTTGCTGGATGCTGCGGCCTTGCCGATGGCCGCTGCTGCACTGGCATTGGCCTGGCGCTGCAGCTTGGCGGCCTTGACGATGGCCGCCACTGCGCTGGTGCTGGCGGTGAGGGTGATCGAATAGGACGAGGCGCCGCCAGCGAGCTGGATGTAGCGGCGCGTGCGGCGAGGGGCAAATAGCGCCCATGGATTAGCTGACAGCGCGGTCGCTTCGATGGGCGTCAGCGCCCTTGACCAGTACGCCCCGGCATAGATGTCGCAGCCGGCAGATGCTGCGTACCCGTTTCCGAGCCACAGACGGCCCGCTGGATTTGCGCCCAGGTAGCCAGTGGCAACGCTGGCGCGCTCGGCGCCGTTGCGGAATAGGCGCTTAGTCGCGCCATCGAATGTGATCACGATGCAGTGCGTCGTGCCCTGCAACATGACACCAGCCTCGTTTAGGCTGTAGGACGCATTTGGCTCATACACCCGCAATTGGGTGCCGTTGCGCTGGATCAGAATCTGCGGTCCACCACTCGAAGCAGTAGTGTCTGCAACCTGGGCAATGCCGAGTGCGCCCGCCGCATCACCATCGTTCACCGTCACGTAGACCAGTATCGAAAACCGCGATGAACCGGTGATTGCTGGCACTGGCCAGTGCAATCCTTGATTGGCTCCGCTGGTGGATCTGAAACCGACCCCATTTTTTCCGGCGCACGTTGTCGATCCGGCGTTCACGCCGAAGGCGCGTGACTTGCTGTCGTAACCGTTGTCTGCGGCATTGACCAGCAGCTCCAGGCCCCGAGCGTAGGCGGCCGCCGGCCTCAAAGCGACCTGCGGCTGGCGCCGCCATGCACGCCGCTCTTGCTCGATCAACAGGCCCACGGGTCATTGCTCCATCAAATCGGGCGCTGGCAACCCATGCGGGCGCGAACGACGATGTTTCGGGTGGCCGCCTGGGCACAGAGCACGCCCACCTTGTATGCAGTGCAGCCGGTGATGTCGACCGGCACGGTCTTGCGTGCAGGGTCTTCGCCGGGCGTGTTGGCCGCGTAGGTGTCGAGCACCATGACGAATTCGCCATGCTCGTCGGTGTCGAAGTCGGCGCCGGTGTCGCCCAGGATGTCGCCCGTGCTGCGCGCGATGTAGACGATGCAGGTGTCACCGCTGGCCGGCGTGCCCGCGTTGTCGGCGCTCACCTGTAGCTGATAGGCATCATCGAGCACGGTGAGCGACATCGCGTCCGACCATTGGATGGTGTTGGCGGCGACCGTCTTGCTGGCGGCCGCAGCCCAGGTGACCTGGGTCTCAACGATGGACGCGGCCATGGGGTCAGCTCCGGATCAACGACGCATCGCCAAAGCTGATGCTGCCGAAGAACGACATGATGCTCGGGGCGGCGTTGGTGCAGGCGCCTGTACTGAGGGCCTTCTCCGCGCGCGTGGCCGTGCGCTTTCCGGTGTTGATGACTTGCACGCGTGTGGTGAGGCCGGCGAAGGCATCGTTGATGCCCTGCCGGATGCTGGCCTGCCGGTAGTCGAGCGTATTGACCAGGCGCAGCCATTCCCAGATGCGGGCCTTGCCGACCGTGAGCGTGTCCACCTCGGTCCACACCATCGCGGCATTGGCCTCGCTGATTGGCACGTCGGGGCGCCAGACGATGCAGCCAGCGGCATCGGGCGCGTTGAACCAGGCTGCGAGCGCCACATCGTCGGCGGCGGACATCAGCGCGGCCGCGGTTGGATCAGCGGTGGCCGTGGCTTTCAGCGTGGTGACCTGCTGCTCGGTGAGTGCAGCGGATGCGGGCATCGCAAACGCGGCCAGCAGGGCAACGGCAGCGAGGGCGAGGATTCGGCGGAAGGACTTTTGCATGGGGGCTCCGGTTGGTCAGGTGGTGGGCTCATCGCCCCAAGGCCCGCGCAGGGCGCGCGAGACTTCATCGGCGGTGATGGTTTCGGGCTCTTCGGCCAGCGCGCGCAGCTTGGCAACTGCAGGGGCCAGCTCGGGCACGCCGCCGGCGATCAGGCCGAG